ACACTTTCTAGTGATTACTGCGAATCTTCACTAGGCAGAGAGCTTCCGCTCTTTGTTTGAGCAAACATGAGGCAGTTCCCCCTCTGTCACCTCCATATGTTTGTTCACGCAAGTAGCGAAACCCATATTCGTTACTGTGGTTATTGTAACCACGATATAAATTAAAGGATATAAAGAGCTTTCGCTCTTTTCTCGGTCACTGACACAAAGCGTGTAGCTTATATGATGATTGCGGTGATCGAGAAAAGAATGAGAGTAATCTTGTTCTTGAAGAGATACTTTTTGCCATTTGTTATCTCTCTTTCCCCTCTAGAGCTGTCACCTTTCGGTGATGGCTTTTTGTTTTGAATAAAGGTACTTTAATCATTGATAAATATCTTTTAAGATGTTAAAATATGAATAAGGTAACTTTAATCGTAAAGGGGATAGTAATATGAGGGATATTGCTAAGATGAAAAAGGGAGAATTAAAGGACTTACTAATTGAACAATTAATTACAATAAAAGATTTAATTCAATGGAGTGAAGATAATAAAGTACCAGGGTTATTCGGTTCTTTAATTATTGACTCCGGGTATGCACAAAATCGAAGTCTTATTGATCCTGATGATTATACTCATAAGATTATGAAAAAAGACAATTATTTATATGACATTCGAAACTTTCAAATATTAATAAGTAAACTTGGAGAATTGAAAGACGAATATGAAAGAGGTAACTTAATTCAATCAGAAAAAGCATCTACTATTGATGTAATAGAAAGTAACCTTAATCAAGCTAATATAGAAGATAACGAAAAAAGTAACTTAATTCAATCTAATAATGAAAATAGTAACCAAAATCAAAGTAAACGTGGTGGTAAACGAGTGGGTGCTGGGCGTAAAGGATTTGGTGAAACTAGAAAAGTATCATTAACATTAACTCCTGAAACATGGTCAATGATTGAAGAGTTATGTGAAAAAGGTAACCTTAAACAATCTAAAGTTTTGCGAGATATTATAGAACAAGGCATTAAGTAGCATCCATAACGGGTGCTTTTTTCTTTGTTATATAGAAATTACACATTAATGAACAAAAATAGAAACATAAAAAGAAAGGATGATTTATATTGCCTAAGTATAAAAAGAAACCAGTTGTTGTTGAAGCGTTTCATTTAACAGAGTTTGAGTTATCTACTTTATATAGAGATAACGAGGAGTTATGCCAAATCCAAGGAGAAGAAGAAAAAGGAACTTTTGCGAGTTATCCATTTGAATACGAAACAGCAAATGGGACTGTTGAAGCGGAAGTACGTTATTACAATGGAACTGAACCAGATAAAGCTTTTGCTGAAGTAGAAACAGCCGAAGGAACTATGAGAGCTAATATTGGTGATTACATCATTACTGGTGTTAATGGCGAGAAATACCCATGTAAAGCAGAGATATTCGAAAAGACATATGAGTTAGTCGAATAGGAAGTGATGTTTTTGCTTGGAGGCCTCATTGGATATATTTTAGGCACGTTTGTTACTTTACTGGTGATTTACTTCGGATATCGGATTGGTGAGATGAGTCGGTATTGAAGGAAATGGAGTAGTTGAAATCGATAAGGGATGATAAGGGGTGAAGGGATGAGCAAAGAAGAAATGATTCATTTCATCATTGAAGGCGGAAAAGAGTATGGAGAAGATTACAGTCTTAAAGGATTAGATAAAATGTCCGATGAAGAATTGAAGAAAGAAGTTGAATGGGTGGATTATCTGTTGGGTAAGTAATCCTAACAAAACAAACAACTCAACGAACTAAAAATAGAGATAGTCAACAAAATGCAGGGTGGTTTCACAATCCTTTCAAAACCAATGATTTGAATGTATACTTTTGTTACTGTTTTTTGTTAAAACAGCTAAAATGCTATAAATTCAATAAAATCAATGTTTTGAATGTAAACTAATGGGTAAAAGTTTACATTCGGATGAACAACTAAAATAATGAATTGTAAGTAGCGAATCCGCTGCTTTTTTATTTTATAAAGGGGGTAACAAAATGTTCACTGCTCATACATGGAGATATGGCCATAAATACGAAGAGAAATTTGATACGTATAAAGAAGCTCAAGGTTTTGCTACATCTGATACAGGCGAATTCTTTGTTGAGAAGATTACGGATGAAGAGGGTAATGAAGTTGTCGATTATAAGAAGAATGTATTTGGATATAGAAAGTAAGTTTTTATTTTATAAAGGAATTACCATAAGGAGGAGTTAGAGAAATGAAACTAAGTAAACAAGAACAAACAGTTATTATCGGTCAGTTAATAAATAATGTTATTGGTATGGATTTAGTAAAACAACACATTGATCCACAGAAATTAGAAAAGGCTATAGCTATGCATAATGAAATAAGTGATGATATGACGCCAAAGCAAACGAGAGAGGCGCTTATTAGTGTGTTAGACAAGACAATTGATGAATTTATAAAAGCTTAAACAAAAAACTAATAGAGTCTATCGTGAGGTGGTGGTCGTGGCTAAAGTAAGAAGCCCGAACAGAGATAAAGCATTTGAAATTTATAAAGAACATAATGGAGAAATTACAAATCGAAAGATTGCTGAGATTCTCCAGGAACAAGAAAAAACAATTTCCTCATGGAAATCTAGAGATAAATGGGTAGCAAAATTAAACGGTTCTGATTGTAGTACTACAATAGAAAATGAATGTAGTACTGCACAAAAGAAACGTAGTACTTCACAAAAGTTATCTGATGCATTGAAAGGAAATCAGAATGCCGTTGGTAATAAAGGTGGAGCTCCGAAAGGAAACTCAAACGCTGTTGGATTTGGTGCTCCCAAACAAAACGCTAATGCTGTAACGCATGGATTGTTCAGAAAGATAATTCCTAACGATGATCAACACGCAATGGAATTACTTGATGAAATACAAAATCATACAGAATTAGATATGTTGTTTAACTCCATTCAGCTGCAATACTTCAATATCCTCAATTCACAGCGCATTATGCATGTTCGTGATAAAGATGATATATCACGAGAGGTTATTAGTGAATCGGAATCTGGTGAATCTTACACTGTTCAATTCGCATGGGATAAGCAAGCTAATTTACTAACTGCATACGCAAGGGCCATGACTACATTATCTTCTATGATAGAACGCTTTGATAAGTTAGCTAATGTAGATGATGAGCGAAGATTGAAGTTAGTTCAAATGAAGACTAATATCGAGAAAACACAAGCAGATACTGACTTCGCACAAGAACGCGCAGCGAAACTCAAAGGTCAAAAGAAAGATACTTCACTACTTGATGCATTAATAGAGGGGCGTAAACAATATGAGCAAAACAGCGATTAAGTTTTCCCCTAAGCAGTTGGAAGTTATCTATAGGCCATATAATTACACCTTCGATGTATTAGAAGGAACACCTAGATCGGGTAAGACAACAGCAGGGCATTTCCGCTATGCTGATTATTTGACGTGGACAAGGGATACCAACCATTTAATTACGGCATATAACCAGGAGCAAGCATATCGATTATTTATAGATGGCGATGGCACTGGATTACAGCATATATTCGGTGATTTAGCTGAGATTAAGCATGATGAACATGGCTCGCATCTTGCGATACACACTCCAAAGGATATTAAGAAGGTGTATTACAAGGGAGCAGGAAAAAGTAACAGCGTTGGTGCCGTAACGGGTATGTCGCTTGGTAGTGTTGTATTTTGTGAGATTAACCTTCTTAATATGGGAATGATTCAAGAGTGTTTCAGACGTACATTCGCTGCTCAAGATCGTTACCATTTAGCTGACTTGAACCCTCCTGCTCCTCATCATCCAGTTATTTCAGAGGTATTTGATGTCCAAAATACACGTTGGACTCACTGGACGATACAGGATAATCCGATTATTACTGAAGAACGTAAGAAAGAAATATACGATATCCTTTCAAAGAATCCTTATTTATTGGAACGAGATTGGTATGGTAAACGTGTTATGCCACAAGGTGTTATTTACTCCATGTTTAGCATGAAAGATAACATCATTCCTGCTGTTCGTGGTCAGAGATACGAAATGTACTTCACTGCTGATGGTGGACAATCTGATGCTACATCATGCAGTTGTAATATCGTTGTTAGGTATGAAGATAAGTTCAGACTGCTGCGTGTAGCTAATTACTATCACAGTGGTAAAGACACAGGGCAAGTTAAAGCAATGTCCACTTATGCAAAAGAAATTAAGAAGTTCATTGAATGGTGTATTGAGAAGTTTGAAATGCAATACACTGAAGTATTTGTCGATCCAGCATGTAAATCTTTAAGGGAAGAATTACACCTAATTGGTATTCAGACAAGCGGGGCAGACAACAACGCTCGTGATATAAAGGGTTCAAGTAAAGGGAAAGAAGTTGGTATCGAGAGACTTCAAAATGCCATTACTAACGAGCAATTTTTACTTGTTGAGTGTGATGAATACGACCATTATAACTTCTTAAAAGAAATCGGGATGTATGTCCGTTTAGATAATGGCGAACCGATAGATGCCTATAACCATGCGTTAGATGAGACGCGCTATAGTAATAATTACTTCTATAAACAATACGTAAAATAAGGCGGTGAGAGCTTGTTTGGGAACATCGTTGCAAAAGTAAGGGGGTGGCTATATAAATTGGGACTAATCAAAGGGATTAAGAAGATATCCGATAAAAAAGATATACCTGTTAATGAGGAATCTTACAAACAAATTGATATGTGGAAGGCGATATACAGCGGTCATTATGACGATTGGCATAACGTTAAGTACCATACGATTGAGGGGCAGAAGAGCAGGAAGATGGCATCGCTAAACATGGCGAAAGTCATATCGCAAGAAATGGCTGCTCTTATCTTTAATGAGAAGTGCTCAATTAACATATCAGATAAAACACTCTCAGATGATATTAAGAATGTCCTGGATGAAAATAACTTCATTAAAGAGTTTCAAAGGTATCTAGAGTACACATTCGCTTTAGGTGGAATGGTGATTAAGGTTTACTGGGATGAAGGAATCAAACTTTCATATGTCACAGCAGACTGCTTCATTCCTATCGCATGGGACAACAAACATATTACTGAAGGCGTGTTTGTAAATGAAATCTCTAAGGGTGACAAGAAGTTTACATTACTTGAATGGCACTTAGTCGAAGGTGAAGAGCATGTAATTAAAAACGAGTTATATGAGAGTAAGAATCAAGGCGATTTAGGTGTAAAAGTGTCCTTAACGACTCTATATCCTAAATTGGAAGAAGAAGTACGTATTAAGGACTTATCTAAACCGATGTTTGTTTACTTTAAACCGAATACAGCGAATAACTTAGACTTAAGTTCACCACTCGGAATTTCGCTATACGCTAACTCACTAGATACACTGAAATCACTTGATATTGCGTTTGATAGCTTCCAACGTGAATTCGTTTTAGGTAAGAAACGTATCATTGTTCCTACATCAGCGATAAAAACTGTTATAGATCCACAAACAGGTATGTCACATAGATATTTTGATTCGACTGACGAAGTATACGAAGCGATGAAGTTCGACGATGGTGATCAGAGTATAAAAGATATATCTGTAGAGTTGCGTGTAGAGGAACATACAGCTGCTATTAATGCACTATTAAACTATGTATCGATGCAGGTTGGCTTCTCTTCCGGAGCATTTAGCTTTGATGGACAAGGTGTTAAAACTGCAACAGAGGTTGTAAGTGAAAACTCTAAGACATTCAGAACAAAACAGTCTCACGAGACCGTTATAGAGGATGGTATTCGTGACTTAGTCGATATTATTATTGAAATCGCTGCTTTATATGATGAATTTGAAAGTATAGATGACTATGAAGTTACTGTTACATTTGATGATTCTATTGCAGAGGACCAAACCGCAGAAATTAATAAGCAAGTAACACTTGTTATGAATGGATTAACAACTAAGAAGTTAGCGATCATGAAGATACATGGTGTTTCTGAAGAGGAAGCTAAGAAAATCGTAGAAGAAATTCAAAACGAGAATAAGATGGTTATGCCTGAAGGAGTAGATTTCTTCGGTATGAACAATAAACAACAGAATACTAGTCCAGGAGATGAGGGTAATGGCACTACCTCCGGATAAGTTACAGCAACTCTCTATGTTTATAGTAGATATCTACATTGCAATTGAAGAAGAGTTGCTTTTAAACATGGCCAGATTGCTCAAATATGACATGGAACTGCTGTTAACTGCTGAGGATTTCACAGAGTATCAGCATTGGCGGATAGTTCAGTTGAATAAGCTTGGTAAGTTAAATCAGCAGCAGATGAATACAATTGCACGTTATAGCGGCAAAACGGCAGAGGAAGTACGAAAGATGCTAGAATCTGCTGGATTTACAGCAGTGGAACAACATGAATCGTTATATCAGAAAGCGGTACAAGCAGGAATCATAGCTTCTGCGCCAGCAATGTATACGAGTGCCGCGCTAATAGGCATCCTTAATACTTATGAAAAACAGGCATTAGAAATATTTAATCTTGTAAATACTACCATGCTCAAACAGTCTCAACAGGTTTATCTAGACATTTTAAATAAAACAGTAGGTAAAGTTCTTGGTGGTGTCATAACGGCGCAACAAGCATTAAGGCAGACTGTTTCTGAATGGGCGCAACGTGGAATCCCTGCTCTTATTGATAAGGCTGGAAAACGATGGTCGACAGAGGCTTATGTAAACATGGTCGCTAGGTCTACAAGTAATAATGTAGCGAATGAAATGCAGAGTGAGCGAGCTGAAGAATACGATGTCGATTTGATTGAAACTAGTTCGCATAATGGTGCGCGTCCCGGTTGCAGCCCTTATCAGGGTCGTATTTACTCCAGGAGTGGAAAAAGCACTAAATATCCGCCGTTCTCAAGTACATCGTATGGGGAACCAAGAGGAATCCTAGGGATCAATTGTCGGCACCTTACCTATCCTTTCATAGAAGGGTTATCAACAAAACGTTATGAGCCGTATGACGATACTGAGAACGACAGGGTATACAAAGAAAGTCAACAACAAAGACATCTAGAACGACAGATTAGGAAAGCCAAGAAGGAAGTGAAGGTTATGGAAGCGTTAGGTGATGCAGAAGGCGTGAAAGAAGCGAAGAATAAGGTTTCGCAACGTCAGCAAGTAATGCGAGAGTTTATAAAAGAAACGAAACGCAAGCGTCAATATAACCGAGAAAGTATTGTATAGGAGGAGAATTGAATATGAATTTCGGACAAGCGATTGAAGCAGTTAAGGAAGGAAATAAAATTGCACGTAAAGGTTGGAATGGTAAAGGTATGTTCGTTTATTATGTGCCAGCAGCATCATATCCACCAGCTACAGATATTATGAAAGAAGTTTTTGAGGGAGAGTATGTCCCATATCGTGAGTACCTTGCACTGAAAACGGCACAAAACGACGTCGCTACATGGGCGCCTAGCACTTCTGATGCATTAGCAGAAGATTGGGAGGTTGTTGAATAATGAAAAATAAGATTACTCAAGAAGATATTAATAGTATTTTAGAGAGAACTCATTGGACGATAGAAGAGTTTCATGACAAATGCACAGTAGTAGTTGCTAAATTACCAAACGGATTTATTCTAACTGAATCGAGTGCATGTGTAGATCCTGCTAATTATGATGTGAAAATCGGTATTGAATGCTGTAAAGAGCGCATTGTAAATAAGGTTTGGGAATTGGAAGGATATCGTTTGCAATGTGAACTTACAAAGAAAGGAGCGCTTTAATATGTTAAAACCGTTTAGATTACGAGTAAAAGGGATGCAGTTCTTTTCAGAAGGAGGGGACAACCCACCAGCTGCACCGGAAGGAGGTGATCCAAGTGTAACGAATCCAGAAACCACACCGCCAGTGAATCAAGAACCACCTGCACAACCGCCAGTTGCTTTTACACAAGAGCAGATGGATGAAGCTAAACAAAAGCAGGAAGCAGCGTTCTTGAAGAAGTTAGGTGTAGAGAATTTAGATCAGTTAAAACAAACGGTTACTGATTGGAATGCTCATCAAGAATCGCAGAAAACAGAGCAAGAAAAAACAAATGAAAAGTTAACAACCTTTGAGACTCAATTGAAAGAAAAAGATGAGTCTCTTTTTAATTTGCAAGCAGAAAACGCTGCAATTAAGTCAGGTATTACAGAAGAGAAGAACTTAAATGCTGTCATTACACTAGCAAAAACAAAAGTTAGTGATGATGTTGATATCACAAAAGCTATTGAAATGGTAGTAGAAGAGTTCCCGCACTTTAAAGGTGTAGTGGAAGAACCACAAGGGACTCCAAAACCTACATTTACAACTGGCCAACATCAAAAGAAAACACTGACAGAAACAGAACAATGGGAATCTGCATTTAAGTTTTAATCAATATAAAATAGGAGTGATTTATTAATGGCAAAACCAAATTACGCACAGAATTACCAACAGGCATTACAACAAAAGTTTTCACAAGGACTATACTTCTTCGACTTATATAACACACCAAATAACCAAAATATTAAATGGATTAATGCGAAAACAATCCAAATCCCACGTATCACTGTTGGGGGATATACAGATGTTGATCGTGATGTTGTAGGCAACTTTACGCGCCGAGCAGATAATGATTGGGAAACAAAAACGCTTGCTCATGACCGTGAATTTAGAACTCTAGTAGATCCGAAAGATATCAATGAAACAAATATGGCTTTATCTATCGCGAATATTACGCGTGTATTCAATGATGAGCAGAAGATTCCTGAAATGGATAAATACATGGCATCAAAACTATACTCTGAATTCACTACTAATGGTAAAACAGCAAACACAACTGCATTAACAGTAGATAATGTATTAAGTATGTTTGATGATTTCATGATGGAAATGGATGATGCAGAGGTTCCACAAGATGGCCGTATTTTATACGTAACCCCTCAAGTTAACAAGTTATTGAAACAAGCAAAAGAAATTCAACGTATGTTAGTTCTTAACTCTAATAACGGGACGGCAAACCGTAACGTCTATTCTCTTGATGACGTAAAAATTAAACCAGTTCCTTCAACACGCATGAAGACTGCTTATAACTTTACAAACGGAGCGGTACCAGATGCTGCGGCCAAACAAATTAACATGATCTTAGTTCATCCATTATCACTAATTACACCACAAGAATATGATTTCGTTAGCTTGGATGAACCAAGTGCAACAACAGGTGGTAAATTCTTGTACTACGAACGTAAATACTGGGATGTGTTCGCAATTCAGAAAAAAGTAGAAGGTATCAAATTCAATATTGTGGGCGCAGGAGCTTAAGAGAGAACATAATGTTCTCTCTTTTCTTATTTTGAAAGGAGAATGTAAATGAGTAATGTTGTAAAAGTAAAACGACTAAATAAAACACTGAATATTGATGAGGGACGCTTAGATAGTTACCTGTTAGATGGTTATGACCAAATCGATGAAGAGGGCACAATTATCACTCGTGCTACAGGTGGACGCAATGTTTCATTGGCTGAATACAATGGCGTCTTAACTGAAAAGGATGCATTAATGGTCGAAAACGAAAAGCTAAAATCCGAAAATAGCAAACTAAAAGCTGAAAACTCTAAGCTGAAGAAGAGTGACCCAGCAGATAAGTAGGTGATCACATGGCATATATAGATGCTGACTACTATAACAACGAGTATAAGGGTACTCCTGTAGCAGATGGATGGCTATTAGGACGTCTTATTGCACGTGCTAGTGATCAAATTGACCATATCATTAATTACAAGTTAGAAGGAGTTGACTTTGATAAGTTGGCTCCTTTTATTAAGAAGCAGGTTCAGAAAGCAACTGCTGCCCAAGTTGAATTCTTAGCAATCAATGGAGAGACTTCCGCAACTGTAAGTGAAGGTGGCGGCGGCTTCTCTGTTGGCGCTTATTCTGAGAATGGAATGAGTGCAGGAGCAGCTGAAGCGCCATCTTACTATGATCGCTATGCGATTACTGTGGTTGATTACCTTAAACCTACAGGCTTACTTTATACGGGCGTGTGTGTGCATGGCTAAACCGATTCGTTTGTCATTGTTAATCCATACAGTCGAGTATTTGGAGTATAAGGGTGAAGACGATACATGGGGCGGAAGTGATAACTACGCACCTGCTGTAACAATTGAAAGGGTTCGAATTGAACCTAAAAAAGCAGTTGTACTGAATGGTAATGGTGACAGTATTGTAATGCAAACACTATTGTTTCATGATGCAGTACATTCGACACCTGTTACTTTCAAAGAGAAATCAAAAGTCATATTTAACGGCAAAGAAATGACCGTTAGCAAAGTCAGTGACTTTTATGATAGAAGCAATCTTCATCATGTGGAGGTACTGCTAGTATGATTCGTTTGAATATCCGAATTGATACACCTAATATCGAGGGGAAAGTAATGGAAGCTACTCAGAAAGCGCAATTTGCACTAGATCAGCAGGTGCTTAAAGACAGTAATTTCTACATTCCAAAAGATACAGGTGAATTAGAACGCTCTTCTATTCGATTTAGTAGACCGGGAGAAGGTCATATAGAGTGGAATACACCTTACGCGCGGAAAATTTATTACGGAGTTAACTTTAATTTTTCGAAAGATATCAATCCTAATGCGCGAGCGCTTTTCTTTGAAGAGGCAAAAGCTAGGAATGTAACGGATTGGGTAAGAATTGTAGAAAACGATATTAAGCGAAACTTATAGGAGGACAAACATGATATGGCTAATTGAATCGGTCAAGAAACATTTAACCACTACTTTGCAGCCGGGTATCCTATTTGCTCCTATAAAAGCCGATTTATTGGATATAGGAGTAAATGATACACCGCGAAAAAGTATTGCTATTAGAATGACACCATCTGCACCAGGAGAACAATATTTCGAAGGCGAGATTATAAACAAGCAGTTTCAAGTGCTTGCTAAAAGTAATAACCAATTAGAGGTTAATAATACAACAGAAGCAATTACAAGAGAACTAAATAACGTTCACAGGCGTGTTTTTTACGCTATTGATGGCTCCTATACACTAAGGCGATTAAATGTGTATGTGGAGCCTAATTTCGTTGAGAAGACAGCAGTAAACGAGTATATATACACCGCACTTTTTTCTGCGGAATTAGAAATAGGAGGTTAAAAAATGGCATATCTATTGAACCATCTTTATAAATTTGAGATCAATACAGGAACGAAGGCTACTCCCAAATGGTCTGTTATCGCTAAAGGGATTACTTCCGTAGATCCAGACAATAACGAGGAAGTAGAAGAAGATTACTATTACGATGGAGGCGGAGCTTCTGAGCGTTCTGTAGTAGGTTTTATGATGTCTTATGGCTTTGAAGGTCATCGATCTTATGGTGATGAAGCTCAAGATTTCATCTTTAAGAAAATCAACCAAATTGGTGACGCTCGTAAGACTGAATTCCGTGTGACTGAGCCTAGTGGAGATAAATGGGAAGGTCCTGCGACTATCTCAGAGATTAAAGCTCCAGGTGGAGACGCAAACTCTAAAGGTGAAGTTGAGTTCAATATTGCCTTTGACGGAGCTCCAGAGTTAACAGAGAAGGTTTAATCTTCTGAATTTCCCTTTCCGTTCATGCTATCAATTACATTGAGAGGGATCTTCGGTTCCCTCCTCAGTGATAGCTTTTTTAGAGTGATAAAAATAGTGAAAAATATGTTTTTAACTTATTCGAATAAATTAAAAATTGTCTCGACGGAGGCAAATACAAAAAACAAGGAGATAACCATAATGACAAATCAATTAGCTAAGCCAGAAGAAGTATATGAAGGTGTTTCAAAAATAGTAGAAAACAAGTTTCAATTTAACTTCGAGAAAACTTATAGAGAGATTGACGTAGCAGGGAAGCTTTACAAGGTGAGCTTTGATGATGAGTCAATGTTAAAGTATCAAGAGGGATTTTTATCTTATGAGAAGAAAGCTAAGGATCTACAAAATGAAGCAATTGATTTCCGTGAAGCTTCTCCAGAGGTTCTACGCGCTATGAACTTACAGCAACGTGAGCTTATGAGTGAAGCTATCGAACTATTCTTAGGAGAAGATACATTCGAGGAGTTGTATGAGAAAGCAGGACGCTCTCTTATGAATTTAGTTAGCTTAATCGACTACTTAACATCATTAGTGGAGTCAGAACTACGTGCTAAAGCTGGAAGTAACTTAGATGCATACTTAACAAACGTTAAGAAGTAGGTGATCACTTATGGGACCGAGATTCTCACTCACAGAGCGTAACGTAGATGTAATAACCTGGGGAGGCGTGGCTATTGAGCTAAACCTCTCCTATGATAATATCCTCGTTATGCTAAAGCTATTCGATGATAAAACGGTGCCTGATAAGAGTAAACCTCTAATAGCCCTCAATATGCTTGTAGTAGAACGTTCCTTACTAGCTCAGCTCAACGGGGAACAACTTAATAAACTTCTCATTGATATCTTTAAAGCAAAGCTCAATATAGACCTTGATAAGAAAGAACGAGTCAATGAGATGACCAATAAGGATAACTCCACAGACGGAGCAGAAGAGGACGAGACATTCCAAGAGGTTCCTATAGTTGATTTTACTATAGATGCTGAACGGATATACTCGTCCTTTTTGTATGATTACAAGCTAGATCTCATTGAGCAGCAGGGAAAGCTCCTCTGGAATCAGTTTTTAGCATTGTTTAACAACTTATCAGAAGAGACTACTATGAAGACCGCTATTAAGTACCGCACTTGTGAAGTCCCTAAGAAGACTAAAGAAAATGCGGACCAGGTGAAGGATATCAAGAAGAAAAAAGCCTTTTATGAGCTGCCGCAAGCTAAAGAAATGAGGGAGGCTAGAGAGTTGAAAGCTTACGAGGAACGTATGAGACGTTACAAAGAAGCACGCAAGCAACTAGCTCAAGAAAATAAGGTTGTTAAACCTACAACAGATGATTAAGACCTCATAGCAGGGCTCCTGGAGATTCTTTAAATTAGACAAAAGGAGCGTGAATATATATGGCCGACGGAAGTGTAAAGATAGATGCCCGAATAGACAATTCTAATATACGTAGCGACGTAGAGAGAATAAATAGAGAGCTTGGACGTATGGGTTCGAATATGAGCTCTGTAGCTCGTACAATTCGAGATGCTTTTAATTCAGAGATAAACAATCTCGGAGGGAATATAAGCTCAAATGTAAATGATATAAATGACCAACTAAGTAATATAGGTAGCAATGTAGGCTCTAACGTAGCAGATGTGAATGCTCAACTCAGAGAAATCGGGGCAGACATGACCACAATAGGACAAGTCGCTCGTAGGTTATTTGATGATGGGTTTAACCCTCTTGATAGCGATGTACGGGGAGAGGTTACACAAGTAAATGAGGAGCTTATCCGTATTGGAGCAAACATACAGTCTATTGTGTCCCAGCTCAATAGTGAGTACCAGGCAGAGATAGACAGACTCAGCAGTATTACACGTACAGAAGTTACAGAAATCAACAATGAGATTAATCGTATCGGGTCCAATATGGGAAACAACTCTAGAGAGATTACTCAGTCATTTGGGTCAGACTTTGCTCGTATGAATAGCGATATTACAAGAGGATATACTCAAGTATCTGACGCTCATATGGCAATGATGAATGAAATGAAAGCTTATCAGCATCAAATGAAGGCTGGTATGTCTGGAGCTCGTGAGGCTCAAATAGAGGCGCAATACGGATACTTCCAATTGATGCAGTCAGCAGGATCTTATACAGGCTCTGTAGATGATATGATAGCTAGAATCAATGAGTTAGGTAAAGCTCAGAAGGCGGCAAACGATCAAGCTATAAACTCTAATAGGATGGCCCTAATGAGTATCTATCAGACTATAGGGACCCTCAACAATGCAAGCTCTACAGCTTCACGCTTTCAGAATAACCTTACTACAATGAATAACCCCCTGTATAACACTAGTAGGTTAGCACTGACAGCAGTAGACTCTCTAGATAGATTGGCACGCTCTGGCAGTCCTCAGCAGTTAGCTCTAGAGTTCCTTGGAGCAAATGCATCCGTAAAGCAATACAACGACTTCATTCGAGATTTGGGGACTCAAATGATGGCTATGCCTATAATCTTCGGTGTGGCCGCTGCTGCTGCAACTAAGTTCTATGGAGCTCTTCACGGGAGAGCTATGGAAGAGAATACAAAGTACGCTGAAGCTTTCAATAACATGTTAGAAAAGTTAGCTAAAGCATTTGAGCCGATGGTCCAAGCGTTCGCTTCTGTTATGACTCCTATATATAACTTTATTGCTAAACTAGCTGAGATGGTGATCCAATTTAATGAGGCTCATCCTGTATTAGCTAAGTTTATACAAGGGATGATGATGCTTGTTCCTGCTTTGATGGTAATCCTAACACCTTTAGCTCTAGGGATAGGATACTTTAAAGGGTTAAGAGCTATCTTGTTTGCTATTAAACCTGTTATTATGCCAATCATTACAGGGTTCTCTATGATGTCTGCTCCTGCATGGATATTAGCTGCAGCAATAGCCGGATTAGTAGTAGGGTTTACTCACTTGTGGAAAACTAGTGAAACATTTAGAAATGGAGTTTTAGGAGTAATTGCAGTCATTAAGCAATGGACCGCCTCTTTGATGGACCTTGGAGGAAAAGCCTTAGTAGCTACACTTGCAGGCTTGAAACAGTTTGGAGCATTAGCTATGGAGCTAGGGAAATATCTTGGCTATGTACTTCTTACAGGTGACAGCTTCAAAGATGTAATATCTAATTTGCCTGCTCCTATCCAGGGAATAGCAACTGCATTAGCTCCTGCGATGATAGCTATCAATAACTTTGGACAAGCTGTATTTGCTCTAGGGAAGTATCTTAGCTATGTACTCATAACAGGAGATAGCTTTGCAGATGTAATATCTAACTTACCTGCTCCTATACAAGGGATAGCGACTGCCCTAGCTCCTGCTATGGTGGCTCTTAATAGCTTTGGACAAACTATAGCAAACTTAGGTAAGTATATATGGAGTGTCATTGCAGTAGGAGACGTTATGAATGACTGGATAACTCACTTGCCTGTAGGCTTCCAGAATGCGGCTCTGCTTATGGGAAATGCAGTAATGGCTATCCGTACTACTGTTACCTCTATGGTGGAAGCAATAAGGTTCGCTCTAGGTGGAGATACTTCACAACTAGGACAAATCTTTATGAATATTATCCCATCTCTAATAGCTATGCTTGTGGGAGGTCTCCCAGGACTTTTAATCACTGCAGCTCGTTTTTTGCCTACGATAGTGCAAGGGATAAACTCAATGTTTCCAATGTTACTAACTACAATTACTACAGTAATAGATACTATGGTTAATTTGATAGTATTGTATCTCCCTAAGTTCATCGAGCAAGGAGTTGCGATACTTACAAAGGTTATTGAGGGGCTTGTTCAAGTTCTCCCTACTGTAGTAACTACTTTGATTAATGTAGCTGTAACAATGATTAATACACTTGTGAATACTATAGGGACATTGCTTCCTATTATCTTAGACGCAGGTATTAAAATCTTAATGGCAATACTTGACGGAATCGTGAATAACCTTCCTAAGCTTATAGATGCTGCATTAAAGATAATGGATACTTTATTAAATGCTCTTATTACATTACTTCCTAAGATTATAGATGCAGGAATTAAAATCTTAATGGCACTCATCAATGGTATTGTTAAAATTCTCCCTAACTTAGTTGATACTGCAATTATGCTTGTTAGCAAGATAGTTGAAATGATTATGACTAACCTCCCTAAGATCCTTGACGCTGGTGTACAAATCTTAATGGCGATCGTAGACGGGATTATTAAAATGCTACCTAAAATCATTGAAGCCGCTATCAATATTGTGACTCAATTAGTAAAAATCTTAATAGAGAACCTTCCTCAGATTTTATCTGCAGGTGTAAAAATCCTATTAGAACTTATTAAAGGAATCATTAAGATATTACCTCAATTAGCAGGTGCCGCTCTGAAGATAATATGGGAAATCATTAAAACTATCATAACTAATCTTCCTCAGATATTAGCCGCTGGTGTAAAAATCGTATGGGAGCTCATCAAAGGGATAATTTCGTTGAGTAGTCAAGTAGCAATAACTGTTAAAGATAAAATCGTAGGTGCTATTAAGAACTGCTTCTCTGATGCAGGATCTATGCTACTAAGTGCAGGTAAAGACATAGTACGAGGATTAGCTGACGGGATTAGCGGAATGGCTTCAGATGCTATCAACGCTGCAAAGAAAATGGCCGGGAAGGTCAAAGATGCAGTAACAGGATTCTTTGATATACATTCTCCTTCAAGAGTAATGAAAGCCGTCGGTGGCTTCGTAACTGAAGGTTTAGCCGTGGGAATTACAGATATGACAAGCGATGCAGTAAAAGCAGCTACAAAAATGGCTGATGCAGTCCTGAGCGGCTTTGAAACTCTTTCTAATGACATTGAACTAGGTAACGTTGTAGGGAATGATAACTTCCAAGGAATGGACCTAGGAGTAACTCCAGACTTCAAGCTCCCTAAGATGGATGACGTTATTAAAGGTTCCGTTTCTATGGCTCCTACTGCTTATGAAAGAGTGACTGGACAGTCCAAAGAAGACAAGAATGCACGTCAAGAAAAGCAAGGACAAGCTAATGAAGAGAAGGCGCCTACTTATCTTGTTATGGACAAGAAAGTTGTTGGTGAGGTTATATCTGAGGACGTCGACAATGCTAACAAGCGTAGAACAAGTAGACAAGCTCAGTTTGCTCCTCAAGTGGTCCCTGCTTTCTAGATTGAACAACTTGTGAGCCTTCCTCTATGGAGGGCTCTTTTTAAATAAAGCAAAGGGAATTGATAACATGGCTAGTTTTAAATTTAACGGAACTAAGCGAGATTACTTATATATCATGATGGGTTTTAACCGTGTAGCATGGGCTCCTATTGAGCGTGATATCTTGACAGCTCCAGGAAGACCAGGCGGATACTACCTGCAGACTAACACGAAAGTGAGAGTTATTGAGATCCCTGTGACACTTAAGGCTAAAGATCAAGCGGACTTGCAGAAGAAGAAAGAAGACTTAGCAGACTGGCTCATACAAGATGAACCAAAGGAGCTCATTTTTGATGATGAGGCAGACAGAACCTATATGGCTATGCTTGACGGAGAGACGGACCTAGAGGAATTAATTTTCAGAGGTAAAGGTACTTTGCGTTTTGTATGTCCTATGCCTTATAAGCTTGGAGCTACACAGGTTAAAGACTTTGCTCTTGATACTACAGGGACTGACTTAAAAGTGGATATTGCTAACAAAGGGACTGTAGAGTCAAACCCTATTGTAGAGATAAATGTAATGGACAAAAGTCCGTTTATTGATGTCTGGAATGGCAATGAATATTTCCGTCTAGGTTATCCGACTGGACCAAAGACAAAGCTAGTTGCTCAAGAGTCTCGTGTGATATGGGACAAGATGGATGACCTTTCTAAGTGGTCTGCTCATACAGGATCTTTAGGCTCACTCTTTGAAGGTTCTGGAACTATGGAAATAGCAGGAAGTGGACATGGTTTCCGTCCTAGTACCTATGGACCTGTTAAGGAAAATACATGGTACGGTCCAATACTTAAGCAATCCCTTCCACCTGGAGGAGCTACAGACTTCAAAGTTGATATGAGACTTTCTTTTGACTCTTTAAGCTATAACAGAATGGGAACTATCATGCTCTTCTTATTAGATGCTAATGACAATATTGTTGCTCAATTAGGAATGAAGGACGAATACGACACTTCTTCAATCACAAAAGCTTATACAGTCATAAATGATGGACCTGAAGAGAAAACACTTATAGATGATACTGGAAGGACGCCTAGCTCATTCACAGACTTCAGAGGACATGTCATGCTAACACGAGAGGGGAACGTATGGACGGCTTATTCCGCTTTATACAAGAAAGGGACCTACCAGGACTATGAGACTATTATAGAAACCTGGAGAGATGTAAATAATTCTAATCCCGCTACTGCTTCAACGGTAACAAAAGTAGCCGTAGGGATATTTAGATACGGAGATTACAGCCCACTAGACGCAATCTTTATAGAAGACTTAAAAGTGTACAAGAAGTTTAGTGTACCTGTAGATGCTACTCCTTACATTGTAGATCCAGGGGACTCTATATTGATTGATACTGAAAGGGCTCTTGTAACGATAAATGGGAAGAACGCTATAAGCATTAAAGACCTATTCAGTGACTTTCCTGTCATAAAGAGAGGAACAAATGAGGTTATTGTACGTCCTAAGGCTATAGGTACCGCAAAGATAACATATAGGGAGAGATACAGATAATGAGAAAGCAAAGCGGAGATTTACACATAGTCGACTTTAAAACAAAACTAGTAATAGGAGTTATACGCGCTCATGAATATGTAGAGGACAAAAGACACTGGGAAATTAAAAACTCCGTAGATATGTTAGACTTCAAAATACTTGAGAGCTCTCCTTATGAGGCTCTCTTGCAGCAGCAAAATATCATCATAAAAGAAACACGTCCGGGTGTAATGACTCCTTATGTTATCACCGAGACAGAAAAAGACACTGCAGCTAAGACGGTTACAATATTTGCTAGTGGTGAATGGACTTTACTTGCAGGAGAAACATATTTTCCTCCTCAAAAGATCCCTTCAATGACTGCTCAGCAATATTTAGCTATGTCCTTAAACGGCTCAGATTGGTCTGTAGGGAATGTTGAGGTTACAGGAACTCGTAGCATGACTATTACAGAGTTTATTTCACCTTTACAGTTTAATAACATGATAGCTTCTGCCTTTGATGGTTATGAACTTCAGTACAGAGTTATTGTCCAGGGAGCATTCATTGTTAAGAGATATGTAGACCTGGTAGAAAAACGAGGCAGATTAACTGCAAAGGAAATCACTATAGGGAAAGACCTGCAGGGGATTGTCCGTAAAGAGAACTCTGAGGGAATCATTACTACACTTATAGGATATGTAAATGTCCAGGGATCAGACGGAGAGACAAAAGTAATCACTGTAGCAGATGCTAACAATGGGATTCCGTACGTAGTAGATGAGGAAGCCTTCCAACGTTGGAACATAAACGGGAAGCATCGCTTTGGATTCTATACTCCAGAGACTGACAATCAAAATATGACTCCAGAGCGCCTGCTCACATTGACAAAGGCAGCTCTTAAGAAACGTGTTAAGACAAACGTAGTCTATGAAGTAGATGCTATCCGATTATCTAAAATTGCAGGTCTGCTGCATGAGGCGATCAATGAAGGTGACACAGTATTCATCAAAGACAAGTCTATTAGTCCTCCTATCTACTTAGAGGCTAGAGCTATTGCTGCAGATGAGTCTTTTAAAGATCCAAGACAGGACAAATATTATTTTGGTAACTATAGAGAGATTCAAAATAATGATGACGCTGCCTACAGAGCTTATCAACGCATATTAGCTTCTCTTCAAGATAAAGTCCCTGCAGAGATGTTTAATCAATTACAGGAGAAAGTAAATAATCAGACTGATGCTATTACTGAAGCAGGAAAGAAAGCAGATGAGGCTCAAAAGGAATCACAAACTGCAAAGGACCTTGCTACGCAGGTACAGGATAACATGGATAAAATGCAAACGGCTATTATTGAGAGTCCTACTGCTCCTACAGAAGACTTAGAAGCAGGGAAAACTTTATGGTTAGATACTAGTGATCCCATTGCTAAGATATTAAAGCTTTGGGATGGTTCTGTTTGGGAGCCGCTTGTTCCCGATACTGTGGGGATTACTACTGAGATTACAAACATCAAAGGTGAACTAGGTACAAAAGTATCTGAGAAGCAAATGGAGGAGTACATTGGAGAGCTTGGAGCCGATAATCTTCTAATGAATACTCAGTTTGTAAAATATACATTAGATAGCTTTGGGAATATTTCCACATCGACTCCCTCTCTAGATAGATGGAACGCTGACAAAGACAGTACAGATAGAAAAATCACAGTAGATGAAACTCGCAGGTATGGAGCAAGTAGGTCTGTTAAGATTGAAACAACTCA